CGGGGGTTCCTCCACCGCCACCCATCTGTACTCGCTCCTGTTTCTGCGCTATGCGACTAATTCCACTCATAAGTCAATCTCCTTTTTACCAAAATGTTCTATTATTTATTATTTGTTGCAATTCATCTATGTCCCGTACCTCTTGGACATCTTTATATTTGTTTGGCAACTGGATATATGTTAGCACAAATCGTTTGGAAATGCAAGTGCTAATTTTTTCCCTGCCAATTTTCCCAGCTTCGTCATTATCTAAGCATATAACTAACTCATCTGTAGGTAACTTTACTAACAAGTCCTCTTGTTGTTTAGACATATGTGCGCCTAGTAATGCTACAGAATTAAATCCATGTTGATTTAACCACATAGTATCTAAAGTTCCCTCAGTAATACAAACAAAGCTACACTTCTCTATCTTATTCCCCCCAAATAAGACCCTAGACTTCTTTAATCCTTTAGAATATAAGTATTTTGGCTGACGATTCCATTGTCGAGTTACCCAGCCAACAGGTTTACTCTCTAAATTATGGATGGGAATAACTAAATTCCTATACATATCTGTCCCACAAGCCCATTCTTCCAATGTTTTCTTAGTAAAACCTCTATCAAATATCCATTCAGGAACCAACCCCCTCTCATAAGGAATATTTACTTCAACTAATTCAGGATTTGGTACATCTGCTGATTCAAAAAAACATAATTCTATCTGTATCCCCCTTTCCTGAAGATATTTCTCAACATCAGCGGGAGAACAATTAAGATACATCCCCACAAAGGATTTAAGACTTCCTTGTCCACAACCAGCATAACATATCCAAACACCTTTTTCAACATTTAATGAGCAAGAAGCCCTAGAATCAGCATGGAATGGACAAAGAATTTGAATTTCATCCTGATCTATAGGTATATCTATACCCATATCCAATAAAATATTAGCCCAATCCACTTATTCCTTTCCTTTCCGCAGAAATAGTACTATATCATTAACATAGCCCTCCGTATCTGTAATATTTCCTCGTTTAATATCTCCAACTGTTAGATTAAGTATTTCAGCATTTGAGCCTTTGCTCTTAACAGTTCTTACTACAACCCTATCATCTAGTATATTTTTGAATGCCAGAGTAGCTTTCCAATCTCGACTAAAAAATCTCATTCTTATCTCCTTAATATAAATCATTGTTTATTAAAGCTGTCTCATGGATACTTCCTTCATCTACATCCCATGTCATAGCAGTAGTAGATATAGGTAGGACTCCATCTCTATATTTTTGAAACTGTACTATTCGTTTATTCTCATCATCTTCCATTAAAGACATAGCCAGTGCTACATCCGAAGCCCTTATTAATGCATCGCCAAATGCTACTTGATCGGGTCTAGGGGGCGTATACATATGAGCCGCATCTCGATTTGCTTGGGTTGATACGAAAATTGGAGTGTTAGTAGTTTGTGCCAAATTCTTCATACCGTAAAAAACCGAATGGGACTGCTCCCACATAGCCTTCCTATTCCCTATCCCAGTATTAATCAAGTAAATACCATCAATTACCACCAAGTCTGGTTTATGTTTACGTACCAATCCTGCAATATTCTCAATTGAAATGCTTGTTGCTCCTTCAATATGATCACAAATTAGAAGCTGTTGCTCATGAATTGAGTCTAAAAAGCGTTGATACTCATCTTCATCTATTGGATCGCCTGACCTAAGAGCCTGATGAGATAGATTAAAGCCTGCCATATTTGCTAGAACTACATCTGTTCTCATACTAATTGCTTCTACAGGCATCTCAGTTGACACTAGGAGTGTTCTAAACCCCTTAGCGACTGCTGTTGCAGCTGTATGCACACATAACCACGTTTTTCCAACGGTAGGTCGAGCATATACAGAGATCAATTCGCCCGGTAACCAACCAACACCTGTTGCATTAACTGATGGAAAGCTTGTTGGTATACCTATCAAACCTTTACCTAGCTGTCTACGCTCTCGTCTTTTGCGCCACTGATCAAATCTAGATAAAGCATTACGTCCATAGCTTTCTATATCTTCATCATGTAGAATTTCCAAGTCCTGAAGCCCAGACATAATCTTTGACATAGCCTGTTTAGGCTCTGTGTGAATTAGATCACGATTAGAATTAATCAACCCTACCATCTTCCTGTACAGAATTTGGTTATTGAAGGTCTTAATTGTATAATCCCAATTCAATGCATATGCCGCTGGATCAAGACTTGGAAAATTCTCTGTTAAAACCGATTGTACTGGAAACTCCCCATATGTATCAAAATGATTTATGAGAAACCGAAAAGCATCCCCGTGGACTGAGAAATCCACGGAGTGCTTACTAAATGTTCTAAGGTTATCTTTCGTGTTTAATCCGAAAATTACCCCAGATTCAATGAAATCAAAACTTTCCATACTTACCTTTCCTCTCTATATACAGTTCTATTGGCTTCAGTAAAAATTGAAATCATTAGTTCTGTATCTTCTATATTTGCCACTCTTCTCTTCGCTTCTTCAAGTGTATCGTACTCTCCATAATGAATCATCTCTCCGCGTTCTTTCACTCCAACGATTATAAACGATTTCGTCTCAGATGTCAAGTGTCTTCGCCTAGTAAAACCAAAAGTGGTTCGTTTACCTCCCAGCATGTAATAAATACTCTAACCTTTCTCTTAGTACATCCTTTAATTTATATGCCGATGTGCGTAAGTCTTCGGAAATCTCTTCCATAGTGAGTCCTTCGATACGAAGTATTATATATTGTCTCTCATCAAATGTCAAGTTTAGTGAATCTAGGAATTCTTGTAGTTCTACATCTACTTCAGATACCCCATCTGATAAAGATTCAGATAGTTTATCTAATAGAGTCTCTTCTTCATAGTATGAAGTATCTAAACTGAGAGGGGTATCATACTTCTGAGCCTTATTAATTAAGGTACGTAACGTATTTACCATAGCTGTATGCAAATACGTATGAAATATAACACCCCTATCTTCATCAAAACCATGTGCTGCTTTCATAATTGATATACGTAATTCTTGGGCTAGATCATCCCAATCCATACCTTCAACAAATGTTTTAGAAAGCATTCGTGCTATTTTAGGTTCCCATTGTAAGATTAACTCATCGTTAATCTCCACTACTTAACCTGAATATCAACTGTTTGTGGTAATGCACTAACTTTTTTAGGTAGGGTAATAGATAAAATACCCTGTTCATAGCTAGATACAATCTGAGTACAATCAACTTTAAACTTATCTTCAACATTTGGGAGGGTTCGATTAAAGTTATATGATGTAATTCCTCTATATAGGAAGTTTCCTACTGGTTCTTCCTCGCTCTTTTCTTTCTCAGCCTTAATTATAAGATTACCATTTTCAACTTTTACTGTCATCTCATCTTTAGTAAAACCGGGAACTGATACATTAATTGTATATGATTCATCATACTCTATAATATTCATAGGAATAATACCTTCAGTCATACCCGTATCAAAAACCTTATTCATATCTGCCCAAACATCTCCTAATAGTCTTCTACTAATACTTGTTCCTCTATTCATACTTCTATTCAATACCATTATTTCTTCTCCTTCTATATATAATTATTATCTATATGTATAGATAATTCTATATTTATTTCCTTCCAACACATTGTATCAGATCAAAAAGTGTTTGTCAAGAGCAAAACTGGCCCTTTCCACTTTCTTCTTACCACGATCTCGACATTTATAGGAACAGTAAATATTCTTATGGCCTCGTCTATGACTTAATATTATCTGATTACGTATTCTATAGAAAGGAATATGGCAATACGAACAATGAACTAGGATACGATAATACTTAAAACGGCATTTGGAGTTGCAAAACTTACGTTTACCATCTATTGCTTCATTACATACAATACAATAATAAATATTTTTAAGTTTGGGGGGTCTAGAAAAGAGTTCTTCATCTTCTGCAATGTGTCGTCGTATGCCTCTAGGGTTTAATCCTAGCCGTCGCCCAATTTCATATGAGGTCATCATGGGGTCTTTCCTACGAAATTTTCTTATGCGTTCTCTCGTAGTTAGTTTACGTCTAGGCACTTTCTAATGTATCTACTCTAGCTTTGAGTGCTTTAACTGCACCAATTAAAGGTGCTATAAGTTCCATATAGCTTAAAAATCTAGCGTTAATTACAGTTTCTTCCTCTCCGTCTTCGTTAACTATTGTACGTGTCTCTGTCTCTGGAAGTTGTATTAGACCAGACTTAGTTTTATCTATACTTAATCCTGTTAAAGCTTCCTCAACTTCTTGAGCAATTAATCCATATCGTAACACATCTAGTGTATTTCCATCCTTATCTAATTTATTAAATGTACGTGGTCTTAAACTATCTATAAAAGCTAGAGCATTTGTATTAGTCAAATCAGCAATGTTAGTTTTCACTCTACTATCAGATGTATCATGTAATGAATAATAATAATATATATCACCATACGCATAGGAATTTGACCCCAAACTAAAGGAAATATTTGCAGTGGGGATTAATGACGCTCCTACCCCTATAATTTGGTCACCCGTATCCTGTAATCTATCTAAAACAACTTCATCAAAGCTATAAGAATTGGAAGTGCTATGAGTATGTACAGCCCCTTGATGGGCTGTAGCAGACGCTGCATGGTCAAACGCCCAATTGGAAGAAATTCCATCGGTGTTCCCGTCAATCGCAGAAGACTGAATCACAGTTTTAGTATGGTGAGCAGCGGGAGTGCTGACATGAGTATACGCCCAGCC